CAAATTGCCCACGCAGAAAGTAGAATGGAAATCAGTGCGGTAGGATGGAACTGTTTTTACTACAACGGTAAAGCAACAACAACTCCTATTAAAAAGGATAAGTACGGAAATGGCAGTAAAGCATGTAAGGTTCAGGATAGAGATATGGCATGGAGTTTGGATTGTGGTTTGATGCAGTTGAACACAATGGATAAAAAATGCCCAGAAAGAGACTCTAAAAAAGAGTATATTGATGAGCATTTAAAAGCAGCAGCAAAATTATCTAGAATACAAGGAAAATGTGCTTGGTATGGGTACAAAAATTATAAAACAGAATGTATCAAATAACTATGAAACTTTACATTAAAAGACAAATAGTTTGGTTAACAAAACCTTTAATAAAAACTGTTTGTTATATCTTTGGTCATAAAATGGTTTATGGAGGAGATACAACAGATTTTTGTTGGAGATGTTCAGTAAGAATAATTAAATAACTATGAAAAAAGACTTTAACGAAGAAACTAAAAAGAAAATAAGAGAACTTGAAGAAAAAGAAGACAAGTTTAAAACAAACCCAGTAGCAAAGAAGATTAAAATGTCTTCTACTCCCACTATGGAACTACATGGAGATTCTAAAGGGACAAGTGATGAATGGGAACTCCCTGACTCAGAAGACTCAGAAGAACAAGTAAGGAAGTCACTAAAAAGAAGAACTTATCCGTGCGATATGGCAGATGCAATGGCTTACAGTTTTGTAGGCAGAAAAGACACTAAATCAGAAGTAAAAATCAACTACTGGAAGTACGCTTGTATCTTTATCCTACTAGGAATTGTATCTGCCATGATACTTTCCACACCATTATTCGTTAAGTTAGCAGAGGTTTGTACTAACTAATATGAAAGACGGAAAACATAGAGTAAGGGTAGGAATTACAGCGATAGCAACAGCAGTAGTTGTATTTAAAAATGGTGAACCTCAAGAAATAGACTATGTTGATGAAGTGATAGACGTCCTAGATTTTGAGTATAAACCACGTTAAAGTTATGTCACTTTCACAAATCGTACAGGAGAGTGTTGGTTCTACAGGTGAGGCAATAGTAAGTATACTTATCCCAGCTATTAGAGAAGGTTCAGTTATAGGAGACTCTATTTCTAATGCAAATGCGCAAATTAAAGTAGAAAGGTTGCTGGGGTTATTAGTTCAGAAAACCTAATAAAACCTAGCGTGCGTGAATACATAGAAGACAACGCAGCTGGAGCTATGTCAAGGATTGTTGAAATGTCTATTGAGGCTATTAATGAAACTGTTCGTTTAAATGCCAACAAGGACATTCTTGATCGTGGTGGATACAAAGCTCCAGACCGTCTTGATGTAACTTCTGGAGGTGAACCAATAGGAGGTTTTGAATATATAATTCCAACTCATGAGGAAACCAACGATTAGACCTACATATAAACAGCATCTTGCATGGCAAGCTCTTGAAAATCCTGATATTGATGAGATTCATTATGGAGGAGCAGCTGGAGGAGGTAAATCATGGTTTGGTTGTGAGTCAAGACTTGTTAGAGCATATCGTTATCCAGGTTACAAGTCTTTCATTGGTAGAACAGAGCTTACTCGTCTTATGGCGAGTACTTATGTTACTTGGACAAAAGTTTGTGCTCATCATAAAATACCAGTTGATGATTGGTCATTCAATGGTAAGTATCATTACATAGAATTTAAGAATGGTTCTCGTATTGACTTGCTTGATCTTGCATATAAGCCTTCAGATCCTATGTATGAACGTCTAGGGGGACTTGAGTATACTGATGGATGGATTGATGAAGCAGGAGAAGTGCCATTCATGGCTGTTGATATTCTACGTTCTCGTGTTGGTAGACATATGAACAAGGAGTTCAACCTGAATCCTGATATGTTGTATACCTATAACCCTAATAAAGGGTGGGTTTATCGTGTTTATAAGCAATATCGAGACGGAACCCTTCCACCATCTACAGTGTTTATTCAAGCATTGTATAAGGACAACCCTCATACAGCAGAAATATATGGAAAACAGCTTGATAAGATCCAAGACCCTGCGATGAAACAACGTCTTAAGTTTGGTTCTTTTGAGTATGATAGTGATCCTGCAACACTTATTGAATATGAAGCATCACTTGATTTGTTCACTAACACTATTCAATCTGATGGCAGTAAATACCTTACAATAGATGTTGCAAGACACGGTAAAGATAAAACAGTTAAGTATTTATGGGATGGCTTAAGATTATATGGAGTCAAGATTTATGCTAGACAAGGGACAGATGTAACCAGTATTAAAGTTGCAGCAACAATGGATGAAGAATCTATTCCACGTAGTCATACACTTGCGGATGAGGATGGTATCGGTGGTGCTGTTGTTGATCAAAACAAAGGGATTAAAGGCTTTATTGCTAATAGTCCACAGTTGAATAATCCAGTAACTCACCAGCCTGCATTGCTTCTAATGTAAGCTTTTCTTCAATATCTTTAATAGCATACCCATCCTTCATGACAACATTAGAGAATACCTCTGTTGCTCCTGTTTTAGGAATTCCAAACTGTTCTGCTAACTTCACTCTAGTTAATAGTGGTAATTCTAGCCATCGACTGTACAAAATCATTTATGTTTTCAATTAGCGCACCCGTGAATAATACATTCAGTTTATACCTAGTTATTTTTTACGCAAGAGCTGGAGCATTATTTACTGGGGATAGTGGTGATTTCTTAGCCACTGCATTAAGTGGTGAGTTACCAGCTGCAGGCATTCCTGTCATTGGATCAACAGGTTGTACTTGCTCTGGCTGTGGTTTTGCAAGATACTTCTCAACATCTCTCATGGTTGTAGGATTGTGTGAAAGAAGAAGTTTTGCAGTCTCCATAGGATCAAATGCTTCAGGGTGCTGAATCATACGGTCGTACTCTTCAACTGCCCATGCACGCTCGAGGTCTTCAGAACGTGGGTTAAGAACATCAGGTGATACCGTAACCATGTACTTAAGATCGCGGAAGATAGATGGGTTAACCTTTGCAATCTCCATATCCTTATCCTTCTCTTCTTTTTTGATAGCATAAGACTTGTTCTTGTATTCTTCCTTGGTCATCTTGTCAGGGAGTTCTTTATCAAACTCAATCTTCTTATTCTTAGCAGCTCCTTTAGTTTTGCCTTTAAGGAAGAATGTCTTATATGTCATCTCAGGGTTGCCTGTAATATCAACCACTTCAGGGAGTGTAAGATACTGTACAATATCACTCATACGTAGATTACCATAGTCCTTAACATGCTTTGCAATCATTTGTAGGAATAGTCCAAGAACAGTATTAGCATTCTGTTCAAGCTTAGAGATTTCATATGCTGTAGTGCCACTCTTAGAATCATCTTGACCTTGCTGTAGAGGAGATTGTGATGACTCATTGATGGAGTTCTCAACAACACTAAGAGTTTCAAGCCCTGAACGTAGATCAGATCCAACATTAATAGCTTCAAGGTTAGCATTAGGATCACTGAATGTAGTTACTGCACCTGGTACAATAACATCACTAGCAATAATCTCTCCACCTCTGTTAATCATAGGCTTAAAGATAGATAGATATGTTCCATCAATAACCATTTGATAAAGTGTGTTCACAATATCAGCATCATGCTGAAGTTTGAATGACAATGACTTGTAGTAGAAGAAACGATTATTAATAGGCTCGTAACCGAACTTATCAAATGGGTACAACTTATCAATACGTGGATTAGGATTATCCGGATCAGTCATCATGATGCCGTTAACCATGATTATCTTAAGGTCTAAGTTCTTGTTCCAGTAGATGATCTCTTCAACATCCTCTGATCGCATGTTTGGATCATACACATTATAAAATGTTCTATTAGCATCATCATAGATAGTCTGAACACCTGGAGAAACATATTTAAAGTTCTCGTAGACTCCATTGTATTTAACTTCTGCCTCTGAGAATGCGTATACCTTACGCCAAATAACCCAGCCTTGACGCTGAACATCTGGTTCATACATGTTCTGAATATAAAACTGAGTAACTGGCACAACTTCATCCATAAAGCATGGATATGACTCGTCTCTAACACGCTTTTCAATCCATTTTCCATCACTTCCCTTCTCTGTCTTAACGGTCTTCATTACTTCACCATACTCTGTATAACCAATAGACGCAGGTGACGCCATGGCTGTAATCACACGCATAAGTGATGTAAACGCATAGTTAGAGATGTCTCCAGACCATTCCATAAGATCTTCCATTACCTTTGCAGCATCTTGCTGTTCATTGCTTTGATTATCGTACGCAAATACCTTAGGGAAAATAAGACGAGCTGTTGCATGCGCTGCAATAGACATACACTTATTACGCACTACAGGACGTATTGCTCTTGATCTCCAAGCTGTTTGAGGACTTCCTTCCCATGGTTCTCCATTGTTTGGCTGATAGGTATTGAAAGCCATCTGATCATATTGATCACGTGCAACAAGAGATAGATCATTGAACTCAATACGTGGCGTATACATGTTTGTAGTACCAAGTATGAAATGCTTAAGAATCATCTGTCCTACACGTACAGCATCTTCAGTTGCTGTGTAAGAAGCAATCTCAGCCTGTATCTCACCTTTTTCATTACGAGGAACACGAAGCATCTCAGCTTCTACGCGTTTCATTCCATCTCCACTCTCTATTTCTTTTTGTACTGCTATGGACATTTTAAAAAGTTTTAAATACTTATTTAAACACTGCCCGTGTTAATAATTACAGTATACATTATTGTCAATAATGTCTAGGTGTATAAGTTACAGCAAACTTAGGCTTATTTGGAATATGTGGTGTATCTATTGGTTGTGATGGGGTGTGAGCTTGGGAGTAGTGGGTCGTAGCTACGACACCAAACTTACTTTTATACTCAAACCAAGCACGCATCATAATTGGATCCCAAAAGTCTGGAGAACGTCCTAATTGTTCTTTTACATCTTCCTTAGAGATAACTCTAAGCTTACTATCTTTATCAATATCTTTACTCTTAACCCATTCCATCTCTTCAATAAGCATTTCTTTCCATACTTCATACGTAATTCCTTCAACCTCTGAATGGAAGTTTTCTGGATGTACATCAATAGCCATTAAATGG